CTCTTCTTCTTTTTTGTTAAGAATTAGAGATAAATCTACTGCTTTTGATAAATCATTCATCGTCGGAATGCTCCAATCTTTGTTCAAGGTCTAATATATTTTGGCGTGTAGTCAGCAGACCTTTTATCTCACCACACACTTTTAAATACTCTGCATAGTCTTTTGCTTGTCCAGCAGCTATCCAGTCTTTTAGTTGCGTTACTTTGTCGTTGATTTCCTTCTTTAATACTTCAAATGGGTTCATTCATTTCCACCTTTTTTGATTTTTGCATCTAACTGATTCTTAAGACCATCTGCATATAATTGCTTATTGGTCTGCGTTTTTTGATGGTGTTGCTCAGAAACTTTCTTAACCAAATCAATTCCTAAATCCATCTTATGCATTTGCTGATCATTCTTTATCTTCATAATCTCAGTCATAGAATTAATGCCCATTTTTTGCTTCTCTAATGCGGCATCTTGCTGATCTTTCTGAAGTTTTGCAGCATTTTGTGTTTGAATACGCTGTTGTTCAAGCGCCATTTGCTGTTGTCTTAACTGCATATCAATCTGTTGTTGCTGTTGTTTTAACTGCAATTCTTGGGCTTTTATCTGTAATTCTTGCTGTTGCATCTGAATAATTGGATCTTGAGCCTGTTGTTGTGCTTGTTTTTGTTGCATTTCTGATTGATTTTGTTGTAACAATCTTTGTGATGCTTGTGCCAATAGCGGCGCAAGTTTTGCCTCAACCTGTGGATCAATAGGAATTGGCTCACCACTTAAGTCATTCTGTGGTGGCAAATTAAATCCTAATTGTTTCTCAATCTCTACTCGATACATAAATCCTAAATGCTCATTAATATGTGCCATAGCAGCTGCTTGAATTGCCTGCGCCTGTGGGTTTTGTCCAGCTATCTGAGCAAACTTTGGATCTTGCATTGCACTTGTGTGAACTGTAACGTGTGCTTGGTGGTCTTGATATGCAAATGCCTTTACAGGTTTACCCATCAATATGTTTTGATTTTCCGTTACAGGATCCATCGGCTTCATATCTTCCGGTAGTGGAATTAACTTTGCCGCATTCTTAACACCCAATACATCTATCATCTGACGATGTAAAAGTGGCATATTGTAATACTGTGGGGCGCTTTGAGCTAACTGTAAAACTGCTTGATACTGTACAATCTTCTGCGCCATCGTAGATGCATTCGGATCAGATACAGGAATAACATCAATATTCTTATAATCCGACTTCCTTGCCTTACGACTACCCGTATCTGGCTGATAGTCATAATCTTCAGGCGCATTATCCGCAATAATATTTTTTAATAACTTTAACTCTTGTTTTAACGAAAAGTGTATTCTTGCCTGTACGGCTGACATAACCTTAAGTGTACGTTCCAAGATAGCCAAAGTAGTTCCGACAGGCGCGGCTGCCGACATGTCTGATACTTGTAAGTCTGCTGTGTTTGCAAAACGTCTTCCTTCCTCAACAATTCCATTTAACAAGGTAAGCAAAGTTTGACTTGGCTCCTTGTATGGCAATGGCATAATATTATCTTTCATTGTTCCAGATGGAACATCCACATCTCTAAATTCGCCCGGCGCAATCGGTGTATCATCGCCCTTAACTCTTAAACCACGCGTTTTAAACCCGCTAGGAAGATTTGCCAAAGAACCTGCATCGACCAACTGTCTAATAATAGAGGTACCAGACTTAGCGTAAGCACCAATAAGGTGAATAAGACCAAAACAATAGAAACCAAATCCCGGAATATACCCGTAATGAACAAAATGTTTTTGTTTTGCATGCAGCCTATCCCCTTCTTTCCAATTTCTGCGTATTGATAGTACTGTGCTTGTACCCTTTTCTATCGTAACAACATAAGGTAAACCCATTCCAGTAGTCTCACCATTCTTATCCGTATGCTCATAGCCCGACAAATCTAAGTTTGTTTGTACTTCATATACCTTAAATCGGTCATCTGAAGTAGCTCTAAAGCCCAACTTCTCAGCAATTTTCTTCTCTACTTCATCCAAAGATGACTGAGGAGATCCTAAATCTACATCTCTATAAAATCCAGAAATCTGTAAACTTCTCATCTCATGCTCTGTCTTACGCATTACGTGCGTTACACGCTCAGCAGTTTCTAAGTCAGAAGCACCATATGGAACAATTAAATCTTCCGCTGGAACAAACATAGATACCTGTCTGCCCAATGTTTCATCTTCATACACTTTCTTAAAAGCATTTCCAGCAAGTCCTAATCCCCACAACATTCTTTCTGTTTCTGGGCGATATTCCGTCATGACTTCCGTTAATTCATAATTCATATCATCTTGAACACGCTCGGCAGATGCCTTTAACTCAGGCGTTTCCTTACCTAAAATATGCGTCTTTACAGGACCTTGTGCTGGAAATATTGACATCATGGTTTCTGATTGGAACTTTACCAATGCTTCCGCTAACAATGGATGATATATTCCACATGCACCTTCCCATGGTTCAGCACGCTCTTCGATCTTTAATCCCAATAACTCCAAACCATCTACGTAAGTTTGTATCCACTCTTTACGGGATCCAATATCTTCATCTACTTCACCAATTAAATCTCCAGCAATCTGAACTAATGTACCCTCATCTAAGTATTCCGCTAGATTGGCATCAAAATCTTCTGCTGTTTCCTGTTCGGGTTCTAATGTAATCTCCAATCCATCCACCCCAATCGTGACGGATTCTGGATTTTCTATTTCAATTTCAATGGGTTCCACTTGTTGTGCTAATTCTTCTATGCCTTGTGGTGCTGAATATATTGCTTTATCTATTGCCATATTAGTTCCAATTTACTAGTTTGTTTCCATTTGCATCATGCCAGTCCAAAGTTACTGATGTTGGACTAACTCCGTTTAACCACTTTTGTATAGACAAAAATGAACCACCTTTTTCTGAAACATTGCCATTGTGCCAATAGTTTGGATATATTCTCGATAATCTTGGCGGATCATTTTCTTTAACATTCACTAATACACCATTGATTTCAAAGCTATATTCTCCATTAACATGATACTCATAACTATCTACGTTCGGATGAATATGAGATACTCCTTTAGCATTTGGTTTAATCGTAAATAACTCTACTTGATATGGACCATCTCTATATAGTACTGTTCCAGTATAGTGTTCATCTTGTGTTATATTATCAACTGGCGGATTCAATGTTTTTGTAGTTATCCACCAATTGGCAAAGTGCCATAAATCATCAAATTTTTCCATTAATAATACGCTGCCTTTCTTTTTGGCCTTGCTTCATCCATGTAATCAGATTGTAACCTTAAAAACCCACCTTTCCTAAACCTTATTAACGCCTGCGTGGTAGAATCCACCAAGTCATCATGGTCAGAATTAGGAAATGCAGCCATTTCTTCTATCACTTCATCCGCCCAACGGGTTGCAGGTGCCCACACCTTCCCACTTGCAAATAAATCCGATACACTATTTATACGCACCATTTTGTCATTTCCACGACTTGGTGTAAACTCCTGAACAGGTATCCCCATCGCTCTTAACTCATAGATTAACGGCGCACCACTTGCCTTTGCTTCCACAATAAACGCATCTGGCTCGTATTCCTTGTAATGATTAAACGCCTTTTCTTTCAACTCAGGAAATTCCATCCGTCTTTTAAACGCATCCAACAAAATAATGTTCGCATCATCCGGATTTTCATTTACATAAAATACTCCCCATGTCGTACAAGCAGAATAGTCAGCTCTTTCCGACTTGGTAAACGCCGTATCCCAGCTCTGTATCACAAATTCACATGGCGGTGGGTTATCTTTCTCCCAAATCTTCCACCATTCCCGCTTAACTATCGCCCCCTCTTCCGAAGTAGGCTCTTGTTGATACTGTGCATTCCATTTTGGAATCGGTAACTCTTCCTTTAACGCCAATAATTCTGATAAACTCCAAAATTCTGGCCATAAAGGATCACCACTCGGCAAAATTGCTGGAAAATTAACCTCTTCCCACAATTCCCCATCTCTTTCTATGGTTCCTTGTTTAATTTTACCTGTTAAATCACGCTTAGACCAGCGCGTCATCACTACAATAATCGCACCACCCGGCTGTAAACGCTGTCTCGGACCCGATGTATACCATTCGTATACCTTATCAAAAACCGAAGGATCTCCTGCCGCAAGTGCAGCTTCTTGTTCCGAATGGGGATCGTCAATAATGAGTAAATCAGCTCCCTTACCAGTAACAGTACCACCAACACCAATAGCAAAATACTCACCATTAGCATTAGTGGACCAACGACCAGCAGCCTTACTATCACT